ACAAGAACCCAGAGATGTCCGGCATCTTGTTGTTCAACCAGTAATCCAGCAAAATAGACTGGGGGGCTTCGGCCCCCCTTTCTCAATAGGAGCACACCATGCCATTGACAAAAGGTTATTCGAGCAAGTCCATCGGCAAGAACATCAAAGCCGAGAAAAAAGCAGGCAAGCCAATGAAGCAGGCCGTGGCCATCGCATTGAATGTAGCGACCAAAGCAGCCAAAGCCGCAGGCAAGCCAAGCAAAGCGCCTAAAAAGGCCATGAAATGAAGTCCGGCTTATATGCCAACATTCACGCCAAGCGTGAGCGCATTGCAGACCAGAAGGCCGCAGGCAAAACGCCTGAGCGCATGCGCAAGCCTGGCACAAAGGGTGCGCCTACTGCCGCAGCTTTCAAAGCCGCAGCAAAAACAGCCAAGCCCATGAAAAGAAAGGCCAAATGATGGAGACCATCATTCTCATGCCAAGGTACGCAAAGAATAAAAAGCCTATCAAGGTGCGCAAGCCATCCAAGCCAATCGACGGCATCAACCACAGATTGCTGCGCGAGCAAGCCGAGGCAGCAGCCAAGGCCGCAGAAGCTCAGGCCATCGTGCCAGCAGATGATGCAGAGCCAACCCGAGAGGAACTTGAGGCCAAGGCTACCGAATTAGGAATTCGCTTTGATGGTCGCACAAAAGACAAAAAACTGGGACAATTGATCCAAGATAGACTGTCCGAAACAATAGGAGAATGACATGGGATGGACAAAGCGCCAATTCGTCACGCAGGCCTTTGAGGAAATTGGTCTGGCCTCCTACGTCTTTGATCTGACACCAGAGCAGGAGCAGTCTGCCCTGCGCAGGCTGGACACCATGATTGCAGCATGGAACGCACTCGGCATTCGCTTGGGCTATCCATTGCCATCAAGCCCACAAGATAGCGATCTGGACGAGCAGACCAATGTGCCTGACTCATCCAATGAGGCCATCTACACCAATCTGGCCATCAAGCTGGCACCCAGCTACGGCAAGCAGGTCATGCCTGACACCAAGACCACGGCCAAGGAGTCCTACAACACCCTGCTGTCGCGTGCGGCCATGCCAATGGAGCAACAACTGCCAAGCACAATGCCAGCAGGCGCAGGCAACAAGCCCTGGCGCGTCTACGACAATCCTTTCATCCGTCCACCAGTCGATCCAGTCTTGGCCGGTCAAGATGGCCCCATCGAATTCAACTGAGGAAACACAATCATGCCAACAATCAATCAACTATCGGGCATCAGCCAAGTCTCTGGCGGTGATCTGCTTCCGGTTTATGTCTCCAACAATGGCGATGCTCGCAAGGTTTCGATCACTCAGCTGCTGCAATACTTTCAGCAAGTATTTGCCGCACCTACTGTGGCCACCAACCTCTACACACCAGGCACTGGCTTCAATATCTCAGTGCCAACGCCAGTCAGCCAACAGCAATGGATGGTCATCCAGCCTGCCAGCACTCTGGCCGCAGGAACGGTCACTCTGCCATTGAATACTGGAACGCCTGATGGCACTGAGGTGTTGGTGACCACCACTCAGCAGATCACAGCCTTCACGCTGGCGCTTAATGGCGCATCTAATGGCTATGGAGCACCCAGCACACTGGCAGCGCAGGACTTCTTCCGCATGCGCTTCTATCAAGCCACAAACTCGTGGTATCGCATTGCTTAATTCTTAGGAGAAAACCATGTCTGTAGTCAATCAATTCAGTCAACGCCTTGGCGCAAACCAAGTTGTCACACCTGCGGCCACATCCGCAAGTATCACCATCAACCAACAGGACAAAGCAGTCCGTCTGGTCAACAGCGGTGCAAACATTTGCTATGTTCGCATTGGCGGTGGTGCGGCAACTACGGCTGACATTCCTGTTCGTGCAAACAGCGAAATCATTATTCGCAAATCAACCGAAGACACAGAGTTGGCCCATATCTCGGCATCTGGCACCACATTGAATGTGGCCACAGGAGAAGGTGGCATCTAATGGCCACCAAGGACTCAAGACTCGCTCGCGCTGGCGTGGAAGGCTATAACAAGCCCAAGCGCACGCCATCGCATCCGACCAAAAGCCACGTTGTCGTGGCCAAGGCTGGTGATCAAGTGAAGACAATTCGCTTTGGTCAGCAGGGCGTTTCTGGGTCGCCAAAGAGGGAAGGCGAGTCAAAGGCATCCGAGGCTCGTCGAGAATCATTCAAGGCCAGACACGCTGAGAACATTGCTAAAGGCAAGATGAGCGCAGCGTATTGGGCCAATAAGGTCAAGTGGTAAGCCATGCAAATCCCAATTCTCAACGGCATCTACGCTGACAACACGCCAGAACTTCGCACTAGTTATCCTGTCAACCTGATGCCTGTGCCAAAGAAATCTGGCATCAGCAATGGATTCCTGCGTCCAGGCGATGGCATCGTGGCCAATGGAACAGGACCAGGCGTTGACCGTGGCGGCATTGAGTGGAATAACATCTGCTATCGAGTGATGGGCACAAAGCTCGTTTCAATATCCAATACTGGCGCTGTGACAGTACTTGGTGATGTTGGTGGACCAACCAATGAGTTTGTGACACTCGACTACAGCTTTGATCTGCTGGCCATTGCATCAGGTGGCCGACTGTATTTTTGGAATCCAACCACTAACATATTGGTACAAAATACCGACCCAGACCTTGGCGTGGTGCTTGATATGTGCTGGGTGGATGGCTACTTCATGACGACAGATGGTCAATATCTGATCGTCACAGAGCTGTCCGATCCATTGGTGGTTAACCCTTTGAAGTATGGAAGCTCAGAAGCCGATCCAGACCCTGTGGTGGCTTTGCTCAAATTGCGAAACGAAGTCTATGCTCTCAACCGCCATACCATTGAGGTGTTTGACAACGTGGGTGGTGAGCTTTTCCCATTTGCACGCATTGATGGAGCACAAATCCAAAAGGGCGTGATTGGAACATTTGCTTGCTGCGTCTACATTGAGCGCATTGCATTTTTAGGTGGTGGCCGCAATGAAGCGCCAGGCATCTACGTTGGTGCAGCCGCAACCACCCAAAAGATAAGCACGCAAGAGATTGATAATTTGCTTTTGCAATACACTGAAGCGCAACTGACAGGCGTTAAGCTCGAAGCACGCAACGACAAAAATCATCAGCACTTATACGTTCACCTGCCAGACCGCACCGTTGTCTATGACGCATCAGCATCTGAAGCACTTGGCGAGCAAGTCTGGTTTACGCTGGCCAGCACTACTGTTGGCTTTGCGAAATACCGAGCACGCAATATGGTCTGGTGCTATGACAAATGGCTGATTGGTGACCCTGAGTCCAACTCAATTGGTTACTTCGTGCAAAACACTGGCCACCATTGGGGTGATCAAGTGCGCTGGGAATTCGGCACGCTGATCGTCTACAACGAAAGCAATGGCGCGATCTTCAATGAGCTAGAGCTGGTCAGTTTGACCGGAAGCGTGGCTGTTGGAACTAACCCACAGATCAGCACCAGCTACAGCGTCGATGGCAAGTCATGGAGTCAAGACAAAAGCATCTCTGTTGGAACTACAGGAAACACAAAAAAACGCCTGGCATGGTTTCAACAAGGTCACATGCGCAACTGGCGCATCCAGAGATTCCGTGGTGACAGCGATGCTCATGTCTCATTCATTCGTCTTGAAGCCCAGATCGAGGCATTGGCATACTGATGGCAACCGCACCACAATCACGCAGGCTCAATCTAACGCGAGATCAACTCGCGCAGTTTCTGACTGATCAGCAACAAATCAGACAGTTTGAATTGTTATTTTCTACTGTCGATGAATTGCAAGTTATTGTCGGAACAGACTTCGAGTACCAAGCAGACACGGCAGCGGCCACAGCAAATGAGGCACTTGCACAACTAAGCGCATTGGCACAAAACACCGCAGTCGAAGATGCTGTACTGAACGCCAAGGTGCAACAGGCCTTGGATGCTGTCGCTCAATTCGCTCGAACACTTGAACTGATTGCAACTGCGCCAGCCATCGAAAATAACAACTCGGTGGTGACCGACTACATTGACTTCAACACCACCACACCATCTCCAGCCGTGAAGGTTGGCCGGATGCACTGGAATGGTGGCTACACGCTAAACCTTGAAATGACACCAAATGTCAATCAAGCCATTGGCGAGTCGCAGTATTACTACATCAAAGCATCGGCAGCCATTGCCAAAGGCCAATTGGTGATGTTTGATGGTGCTGTTGGTGCGTCTGGTGTGCTCAAAGGAAAGCCATCTACTGGTGTGACAAATGGCCAGCTCATCATGGGTGTGGCCGCAGAAGCTATCGCCAACAATGGTTTTGGACTTGTCTCTAGTTTTGGATTGGTGCGAGGATTTAACACGACAGGCACACCTTATGGTGAGGTCTGGGCAGACGGTGACATCCTGTACTACAACCCATCATTTGCTGGTGGTCTAACAAAGACTTTGCCAGCCGCACCAATACCGCATATTGTTGTTGCTGCCGTAGTAAATGCGGCTTCAGCAGGTTCTGGGTCTGTTTTTGTCAGAGTGCAGGCCGAGCCATTGGTCAGCCAACTTTCTGATGTTTACGCGCCAACGCCTGCCAATAATGATGTGCTGATTTATGACTCAGTTCAACAACGCTGGGAAAATGCTCCTATAAGCACCACTGGTGCGGTCACATCAGTTAGTGGAACATCTCCAGTCGTATCCTCTGGCGGTACAACACCGGCAATCAGCTTGGCTTCTGGCTATGGTGACACTCAAAATCCATATGCTGCCAAAACTGCCAACTATGTGTTGGCTGCGCCTAATGGCTCATCTGGTGTGCCTACATTTAGGGCTTTGGTGGCCGCTGACATTCCTGCGCTACCTTATGGCACTGGAACAGTTACCAGCGTCTCTGTCGTGTCTGCCAACGGCTTTGCAGGAACTGTGGCCACGGCCACCACCACGCCAGCGATCACCATGTCGACAAGCATCTCTGGCCTGTTGTATGGAAATGGTACAGCGCTTGCATCCACCACAGTCAGCGCACCTCTGGCTTATTCAGCCGGAACATTGAGCATCACTCAATCTGGCGCGGCAAGCAATGGTTATCTTTCAAGCACAGACTGGAACACATTCAACAACAAACAGCCTGCTGGCACTTATGTCACATCTGTCACAGGAACTGCGCCTGTCGTATCGTCTGGTGGCACAACTCCAGCCATTTCAATGGCGGCTGCCAATACGTCAACCAATGGATATTTGACATCGACAGACTGGAACACGTTCAACAACAAAGGATCGGGCACAGTCACATCGGTGGCCGCGCTCACACTTGGAACAACTGGCACAGACCTTTCATCGACTGTTGCCAACGGCACAACAACGCCAG